GGCCAACCTCGCCGGGGCCTACCTCGCCGGGGCCGACCTCACCCGGGCCAACCTCTACGGGGCCGACCTCACCGGGGCCAACCTCGCCGGGGCCTACCTCGCCGGGGCCAACCTCGACGGGGCCAACCTCGACGGGGCCAACCTCTACGGGGCCAACCTCTACGGGGCCAACCTCGCCGGGGCCTACCTCGCCGGGGCCGACCTCACCGGGGCCAACCTCGCCGGGGCCTACCTCGCCGGGGCCGACATCACCCGGGCCAACCTCGCCGGGGCCGACCTCGCCGGGGCCAAATTGATCGGCAAGCGTCCAATTTTTATGATTGGGCCGATAGGATCGCGCTGCGCATACTTCACAAGCTACAACACCGACAAGGGCATCATGCTTCGCGCAGGATGCTTTTTTGGAACTGTTGATGAATTCACAGAAAAGCTGTCAAATGAGCATCAAGACAACGATCACTCAAAAGAATATCTGGCGGCTCTTGAGTTGATCAAGTGCCATGCATCAATCTGGAAATAAGGAGCATCATGTTTAAGTCAGCCACAATTTACCGATACGAAATCGAATCATACCTTTTGCCAAACTTTGGCGACTTTGCGCGGTTTGTTCCGTGCAACGATCTGCAAGAAAAGTCAGTCGGATGGGTCGAGCCTCGCGGCATCAATCACGGGCCAATGGTTGAAATCGTCAACGGTGAGCGCATCGTCAAGCTGATGATCGAAACCAAGTCAGTCCCAAGCAAAGTTTTGCGCGATGCTGTTGACGATATGGTTTACGAGATTGAACAATCGCAAGGGCGCAAGCCAGGCAAAAAAGAGCGCCGAGAAATCATGGATGATGCTCGGACTGCTTTGCTGCCTCAAGCGTTCCCTAAACAAACAGCGGTCCTCGGATGGCTCCGTGATGATGGTATTTTGGCGATTGACACAATCAGCCAGTCCAAAGCAGATGACTTTGTTTCTGCGCTGATGCAAGCCATTCCAAGCCTGAAGTTGTACTTGGTGAACACGGTCACATCGCCACAAGTGGCAATGACTCAATGGTTGCTTGGCAAGCATGACGAAATGCCGTGCGGTTTGTCCATTGGCCGCGATTGCGTTCTTGAGTCAGTTGGAGAAGATGTGTCAAAGGTCAAATTCACGCATCACAATCTGGACTGCAAGGATGTTCGCAATCATGTTTCAGAGGGCAAGCTGCCGACATCGCTGGCACTTGCTCATGGCGATCAGATTGAATTTACGCTGACTGACACGATGCGGCTCAAGAAAATCAACATCCTGACCGTCAGTCAAGGCGAGCACGATTGCGATGCTTTTGACGCCGATGTGGCGATCATGACGGCCACACTTGGGGATGCAATCAATGCGGTTATATTAACACTTGGCGGGGAAATGAAATGACGAATTACCAAAGAACAGCGGCATGGCTTGAGGCATGCGGAAAAACCAAAACACCAGAAAACCTGAACACGGCCATTGGCTGTCAGATTGAGGAATTTTGCGAGTTGCTGGCGTGCCTGCGCACTGATAGCGAGGGCTATGCAAAGCTGCTTGATCGGACGCGCCTTGACCTTGAATGGTTCGCGTCAAAGCTCAAGCTCGGCGAGCAGATGGTCTATATCCCAATTCACTTGCGCGTCGATGCGCTCGATGCTTTGTGCGACATTGAAGTCACTGGAAACGGCGTGGCGTTCTTCGCCGGGTTTGACAAGGACTCAGCCGATCAGGCGGTCATTGATTCCAACGATTCAAAGCTGGAAAACGGCGTGGCTGTGATTCTTGAAGGCGGCAAGATTGGTAAGGGCAAGGATTACAAGCCGCCAAACTTGCGAGGCTTCGTTTAACCGAATGGGCGCGCGCCCTGCTTGTCGATGATCAGCGCTTGCCTTCGGGCAGGCGTGTCGATTGTGTTGGGCACACTGATATGCGTCCATGCGTCAAACTCTCGGATACACTGGTCAAAGGCTATGCCGCTTGCAATGATTTTGCGCACCACCTGATCAGGTGTCATTCCAGGCACTCGGATATCAGCCGCGCACCCGATGCGGTGCTGGCTGGTGTCCTTGCTGCCAACTGCGTCGTTTACCTGCTTTGATCGGTATGCGCTGTTCACCAAAACAGGCTTGCCAAGCAATGCGCGGACTTGCTCCAAAAGGTCTGCAAGGCGCGTTAGGTTTGCAAGCTCTGACGGGCCTGGGGTGTTGTCCCATCCACGCCTTGCCGCTGTCTCGCTGGCCGTAAGTTCATTAAGCGAAAAATGTGGAGTCACTTGCATTTAAGCTCTCTTTTCATAAAACTCAAAATTGCTTGCATTTCTTCAATTGTTGAGTCGCTTTTAATTCGATTTGCTCTCCAGCAAATTATTTTTACATTTCCTTTTACGTATCCAGCAGATGAATCAATCCTGTCAATTGAAGGAGAGTCATCTACAAAACCGCGTTGATCACTGTTGCCGTTGTAATTAATTTTTATCCCAAGGACTGGACACTCAATAGGAAGCGGCAAAAGATCATCCATGGTAATTGAAAATTCAATTCCACTTTTTTTTGCTCTTTGTTTTGCCGCACCAATAAGTGTGCGAATCCTGTTTTCTGGTTTTTTAATCCAATTTGTTTTTTGCTCTTTAACTTTTTCTGGATTATTTTCACGCCATTTTTTTGTTGAGTCGCAAGCTTTTTGAGAATTTCTTGCATACCAAGCACGTGTTTTTGCTCGGTTTTTTTCAACATTAAGATGCGCTCTTGCTTGTCTATTGGCTTTTATGGCTGCCACGCCTTTTGCAAATTGTGATGGCGTCGTCCAATACTCTCGACCTTTTACCATTGACCAAAATACCATTCCATCTTGGCGAACGGTTCCTCTCTTAATCTTTGTAATATGCGTCACTTTTTCCATTTGGCGAACTTGTCAAAGGTGCGAAAACCCATATAAGCCAGCGCCGGGGCCAGCACGGTCATGGCAATCTCAAACGATGCGCCTTCACCATGCCCCATGACCTTGGCCACTTCAAAGCCAAAGATGAAAGCCGCGCCTGCATACCAAGACTGGCGGGCCATCATTGGGCGCGTGTGCCTCACGTATTCGTCTTGGGCGTTGTCCCCTGAGCGGATTGTCTCTTGCTGCTCTTTGTGGGCTTGCTGTCCGTCCACCAATTCAAGCTCACGGCGGCGCGTTTCGTCTGCCATTTTGGCAAGCTCGCCATCTTGCGCCATCTTGGCAAGGTCAAGCTGAGCCTGGGCCTTTGCCGCTGGGTCGGGAATCAGTTTGTCGATCAGCTTCCCGCCGATGCTCAAAAGCGATTCGATCATCATTTGTCGGCCTTCCCATCCAGCTTGTCGAATATCTTGGCAAGCATATCCTTCAACTCTCGCACATCCTCGCGGAAATCATCGCGGGTGACGTAGGTCTTCGGCAGTTCTTCGCGCAGCTTTGCCAGGTCTGACTTGAGGTCTTTGACGGCAGTCCAAAGCTCACGGGCAAACCAACCGATGGCCGTTGATGCAATGCCCAAAACGAAGTTGATGATTGTCTGAGGTTCCATTACTCACCTGCGATTGGATAGCGTGCCTTGATGGCGTTAATCTTGTCGATCCATTCCTGCTGCGTGGCCTCACCTCGCTGCCACTTGAAATAGATTGGGTCTGATTCGGCGGCGTATGCGGCCCGGCGAAGCTCTGCGGCCTGCTCTGGCGTGTACACCACCGGCGTGCCGCCTTCAATCTCGCATGGCGGCGCGATGGGGCCATATTGACCGGCGATGATTGCCTGGTACAAGTCGCCAGAATCAATGTAAACGACAGCCTCTGCGGTGTCGTAGCAGATTCCGATGTGTTCGGGGTTTGCCCAGCGGATGTTGTTCATGCGTTTAGGTTGTCAATCTGAGAAATGTATGCAAGACGGTTTGTGTAGCCATTTGATGCGCTAATTGAATCATTTTGAAAAAACTCAACAGAACTCGTCCTAATTCTCCATTCAATAACATCTCCGTGAATAACAGAAATATCGACAATTCGCTGGTAAAAATAAGAATAAATATGATTAAATTGTTGAACAAGTATATTATTTTTATAAATACTTAAAAATCCATTATTGCCGTCGATATCAACCTTATGAGATGCTTTGAATCTCATGCTTCCTGTATATTTTTCTATCGTATATCTGAAAGCGACAACATCTGATGCAGATGATGTTGAGTTCAGAATTGAGACTGGGGCGCTTCCAATTGATGCATCATAAGTGTCTGCCGCAGTCACGGACAATTCTGGCATTTCCTCAAGTCGTTTTATTGCCTTGCCAAACAATCGAGGGGCTGAAGAATCGCCCTCAAACATCGCCAGCGGGTTGTCGCGCAGGGCGAGGCCATCGATCGATCGAATCGGCTTACCCGGCTCAAGGCTGGAGTTTGGGATTGTCGTGAATGTCGTCATTGGTTCCTCATTGCCATTCGTAGCCGCTTTCGCCGTCGATCAGGCCATCAGCGTCTGACCACCATGCGCCCAATGCCTTTTCTTCTTCGGTTGCCAAAGAGAAAATAGGCGCATCGTCGGCCATCCAGTAGGCGTATTTTGCCGTGAAATCGTAAGTCTGCAAAACGTACTTAATCACGGCTCCTGGTTGCACCTCTTGAGCGCTGATAACCTGATAGCGGCGAGTCAGCGGCAAGCCTTCAGTGTTGGTCTGAAGTCGTGAGCTAACGTCCACCACGTCAGCCGTCCAGGTGTTGCGGTCTTTGGCGTCAACGCTGATGGTCAGGTACAGCGGGTCGTCACGGTAACGGGCAATGATGCGGGTTGTGATAGCGATCACGATCGCATCTGTGCGCACCCATCGCGAATAGATTTTCTTGACCGCGCTCTCGCCGTATTCGCGTTCGCTCTCTGAGTCTGCGTCAATCCTGATGCGAACCTTGCGGTAGTTGTCCTCTGCGTCCACCTTTTTGGACAGGTCGGCAGGCTCATAGTAGTACCAAAGCTGCGACACTCGCTCATTGGGCGCTGTCTTGATTGACTGCGAACCGGCTAGGATGTTTGCATCATCGGAAAACTGCACCGGCACTTCGGTTGGAGGGCGAACGGCACGCAAGAGGATTTTCTGCTGGCGCTCATCCCACCAGATAAAGAACTGGGCATCGCGGCAAAGCTCGGCCAGCAAAGTGTTCAGGCCGGTAGGCTCGCTGATCAGTGCGGACACGATAAAGCCATCAAGCCATTGCGAGGCTTCATCCGCCCACTGAGTCGCGTCAATGTAGCCTGCCGCCGATGGCGCGTAAGTCTCAATTAAGCCTTTGGCGACTTCCCATGCGTTTTGGTTTGTGTACCGGATGCAGGTCTGCACTCGGCTTTCTGACTTGTGATCTTTGGCCGCGCTTCCATCCGTGCCGCGCACGATGCCGGTGAACGTGATAACGCCAGCCGATTCAGTGCGGCCAGTGTAGGTCATCAACTCAGCCTCAATGCGCAGCGTGCCAGTGGCCGGATAATCGGCCAAGACAGCGCCAGAGACTGTGATTGTGGTCTGGATGGCCGTGATGTCTGCGCTCAGTGAACCCTTGGACTGAATCGGCGCTTGGCTGGTCTTGTCATCGAGCAAGCGCAGCGGGTCAACGGCTTTGATCGTGACGATGTTGTTTGAGTTGGGGCCGTCGATGGCCTCAATCAAATACTCTCGCGTCACCATGTCTTCGGGGTTTTGCCCAATGTACCCATCACGGATGCGCAGAGCGCGGCCTTTGGCAATCGGCCAACGGGCTTTCAGCTTTGTCCAAAATGTGCCAACGGCAAACGGATTGGATGACCGTTGAGACACATAGGGGTCTGTCAGCGCATCCGAATACGGATGGTCTTCCAGTGTGATAGTCGCCTGCGCACGCTTGCCCAATGGCCCTGACGATGCGTCAACATCGCCCACGTTCAATTCGGTTGGGCTTGTAGTTGTTGACCTCACCGATGGAATGGCATCAAACGACATTGGGATATTGGCGCTTGGCTTGGCAAAGCGGATAACCTGAGTCGTGACCGCAAACACTGGACGCACTTGGCAGGTGTGCCATGTGTTGTAGCAGGGTGTTCCGGTGGCCGTGCAAGGCCCAACACCATAAGTCAGCGAGCAAATGTCGCGGTCGATCTCAACCAGGCTGATCGGCTCACGCATTTGCAATCCCCGTGACTTTGAAACCAACACTCATGAAGTTGCGCGGGCCTGAGTTGTTCGGCTGAATGTCGCCACTTGTCCAGACAAAGCCAACTTCTTCAGGATATGCCAATGGCCTCCAAGCGTAAAAGAACGGCGCTGTCCTTGCGGCCTCGACAAATGGGTCAAAGTTTGCGCGATACCAATCAGCGGTAAGGTGCTGATATTCGCAGCTTGTGCTTAGGCCTTTGCGCGTGATTGACCGGCCCAAATACTGACCAGTCTCCGACACGTTTTGAGTTGTGTCGGTCACACGGGAAAGCGTTAGCGGCGAATGGCCTTGATAGATTTTGCGCTGCATAGCCAAGGCCGCGCCGATGTAAACCACGGCAATGCTTGGCACTGCGCCGGTGACTTGGATGCGCCAGTATCTGGCCGTGACCGATGCAAACAGAAACATAGCCACGCGCCCAGTTGGTGCGCCGCCGACTTGCGTTGTCCAGGTGCTGTTGTCGGTGCTGCTTTGGACGTTGATCGTCGCGCCATTGAAATCACCGACAAGCCCAAAGTAATCGCAAGCCACCGCCGCGCCTTGGTCAATCGCCCAAGTTGCAGGAACTGTTGATGGCTTCCAGTACTCGTAGGTTGTCGGGTATGTGGCCGCAACTGCCGGGTATCCTGCTGCGCTCGATGATGCAGATGGCGTCTTGCCTTCCGCATAGTTCTGATAGCCAATGCGCGAGTGGTTCAGATCTGGCGTTGGCTCATAGCCGCTTTGAATGTAAATCATGACAAAACCACCTTTGAGCCGTTGCGCTGCGCTTCGATCAGTTGGTCAATCAAGCCGCGCACGCTATCGCCAGAAAACATCTCGCTGGCTCCGATGCCCTGAATTGTAATGACTTGGCCAACGCCGGTTGATCCATTCGCAGCTCCTTGTGTTGGTGTTGCGCCAGTTGCCGCATAACTGCCGCTTGGGGCGTATGCCGCGCCACTGTTGCCACCACCACCAAAAGACTGGCTTCTGATGGCGTTGATTTGCGATGCGGTAGTGGCGACCGACAGAGCCGCCATTGCTGCGCCAACTGGTGGCCCGCCGATCTTGGTTCCGAATGCGTATGCGTTGACCGCAGACTCGTAGCCTTTGATTGCGGCATTTGCCAATGATGCGGCCTTGTTGATGTTGAACATCGCCCGACTTTCAGTTGAAAGCGATGCGGTCATCTCTGCCAACTTGGATGCAACTGTTTTGGCCTGCTGCTGAAAGCTCATTGAGTTGAATTTCTCAAGGTCTGTCAGCGTCTTTGCCCTGATCTGAACCATGCGGTTTCCATGCTCGGCCTCCATCGCTTCGGCCACGCCATAGAACTCAGCCATGCGCTCAGGGTTTGCAATCAAGAACTCTTCAAGCAGTCGCATTTTTTCTTCGTACTTGAACTGTTCCTGCTCAAGCTCGCTCAATGTTGATAGCTTCAACGCCTCTGCATTTTTTGCCAAGAACTCGTTTCGCATTTCCTCTTCACGGAGCTTGCCTTGTTCAAATGCGGTGAGTTGACGGCTCATGAAGTCGCCCATTGGGTCTTCGTCTTTTGCGGCTTCCTGCTTTGTCTCGGCCACTTTTGATGGCGTTTTTACTGGTCTTGATGCGGCCATCAATCCAAGTCGGCGAGCCTCTGCATTGGCTTGGTTTTCTGCGCCTTGCGCGTTCAGCACTTGCTGGCGCTCAATCTCTTTGAGGTACTCAAGGCGGCGCTTTTCTGTAGCGATGGCTTGGTCAATGCCTGATGTGTCAGACCCGGCCTTCATGTAGCGTTCACGGGCGGCGTTCAGATTGTCAAGCTCATCCCGAGTGCCTTTGAGGTTGCCTTGCAGGTCTTTAAATGGGTTGATCGTGCCGAATGTCGCCAATGCATCCCAAAAGCCATTGGCGTGCTTGATGCCAATCAGAAACTCATTGATCAGGTTGTTTAGCTCAGGCACCAGTGCGTTTGCAATGGTTTTGCCGAGCGTACCGGAAAGCGTGTTCAGTCGGTCGATGTTCTCGTTGAACTCAGCGGCCTGCTTTGCCATATCAGTGCTGATGACTGCACCCAGGCGCTCAGCCTCAATGCGCAAGTCTGCAAGGCCTTGCTGACCTTTGTTCAGCACTGGAATCATGTTCAGTCCAGCGCGTGAAAAAATGTCAACAGCCAATGCTGACTTTGCTGCGCCATCTTCCATTGACGCAAACACGCCAGCCAAGTCGGTCAGGACATCATCAACATTGCGCAGCGTGCCATCGGCGTTCTGAGTCGCCACGCCAAGGCCATCAAACATCTTTGCGGCCTGGCTTGTCGGGTCGATGGATTCGGCCATCTTGTTTGACAATGCGCGGATGGCCGTACCAAGGTCATCAACGCTTGCGCCATTGATTTTTGCGGCATAGGCAAGCGATGACAGCTTTTCAACACTCACGCCTGTTTTCTCGGCCATCTCATCAAAGGCATCAGCCGAGTTGATGGCCTCCATCGTCATGTTCTTGAGCGTGGATGCAACGCCAAGCGCGGCAAACGCAGCGCCGATCTTGTTGATGGATGCGGCCATTGCATCAGCTTTGGCCGTGACCGTGCGCTCTGCGTCATTAAGGCCCGCCTTGAGGCCTGCCGTGTCGGCTGTAATCTGTACCGCCAGCTTTCCTATCGTTGCCATTTATTTCTCCAGCAAATCATAAAGCTCGGCACAGTCGGCATCTGTCAGTCCCCCGGCGTAGTCAAGCTCCTTATCCCGTGGGCGCTTGGCTTCGTACACCAGCCACCATTCAGCAGGCGACATTTGCCAAAACTCGGATGGCGACAGACCCCATCCGATGGCGGCAAGATAAAAGCCGCCCCAATCAACGTCCGTCAGCTCAATTGAGACTGACTTTCTTTTTTTTTCGGCTCAGGGAAAATCGCCATTAGGATTGAATCCCGCATCGCAAGCAAAGCCTGAACATCGCCAGTCATCAACTCGCGATAGATTTCATCGTCCTCAACTCGCGCACCAGCGGCACGCAAGAACTCGCCAACGACAAAAGCCAAGTGTGACAGTGGAGGCGCATCGGTGGACAGGCCTCGCACCAATCCAGCCAGGCTTACCCGCTGCTCGATTTTGTTCAGAATCATCATGGTCGGCTTGACCGAATAGGCCTTGCCATCCCATGACAACTCAACGTCTCGAAAGACTGCGCTCATCAGACGACAGGCGTGTAGGTGTACGCGCCGGACGATTGCAGCGATGCGCTGAAAGTCGTGGCTTCGTTGTACGTTGCGCCGACTTCAACCGATGCGACAAAGAAGTCACCGGCGATTGTGCCAACGCCTGGGAATGTGATTTCCACGCCCTCAATCAGGCCAGACGAGCCAGATGCCAGGGCGATCAGAGCGCCGTCTTTGGTCACGCCTTCAATGGTCATGTCCAGCGTTTTTGTGCCAGCGACCGACAGCATGGTGCGAAAACCGCTGTCATCGTCAGAAGTGATGTCCACAGGCTCATTGCCGATGGTGAATGATTTTGTGCGTGCGCCAGCCACGGTAGCGGCATTGACTTCAACAACAACAGAGCGACCAACAAAAGCAGCCATGATTAAACCCCTTGTTCAGCGACCAAATAATGGCCTGATTCAGATTGCAGATAAACCCCAGCCTCAGAATCCAAGTATTGTTCAAGATACCCGTTTTCCTCGACGATCAAACGAAACCGGATAACTCCGTGCCTCGTTAAGCCATCAGGGTCTAAGAATGATTCCTCAAACTCTGCGTGACATTCTACCAAGTGACCACCAGTAATGGTCAAGTTTGCGCGGTTCAGCGTGTGATACACCGAGCGCATGATCTCTTTGACTTCTTTGCGTCCGCGATACTGCGACCACACGTGAATAGTGCAAATAGTCTCTGACCCGACCGACTCATCGGTGTCAAATGGCGTGCTGCGGTCATCGCCAACAACGATGTACGGGTAGGCCGTGGCCTGCGGAACATCATCAAATGTTGGGTATCCAATGGCCGCGACTGCCTCATAAATGGCCGTCTGGATTTCTTCTTGCATCATGGTGTCAGGCCTTTCGATGCGTTGTCTGCCAGTGTTTTCAGGCGCTGATTGAACCGGGCCTTTTGCGCGTCAAGTGCAGGCTGCAAGAACGGGCGCGGCTCCATGTTGACAGTGCCGAACTCAAGCGGTGCGGCATACTGCACATTGGCAGAGACTTCGGCTGTCAGTCCGGTAATGTTTGCGGTGATTGACTGCACCAGTCGCCCGGTGTCGGTTGCGGGCGCCTGACCTGGGGCCGATGCTCGATGCGTTCTGCGCGGATTGTTCAGCTTGTATTCGCGGCCATTCTTCGGGCCACCTTGGATGGCTCGGATGGCGTGCGTTCGGACGTCCTGCGATGTCGCCATGACAATCTGCGCCAGCGCAGCATCAGCTTGTGCGCCGAACTTGCGGATGTTTGCGATCAACTGCTTGTCACCAACCAAAACCGACTTCATGTTGCCACCCCTTCTAGGCATTGCAACTCAAGCCAGCGATTGCGCATTTCCACGTTGATGATGGCGATGATCTGCAAGGGCTTGCCGCGCATGACGATGCGGTCAGATGGCAGCAAGTCTTCACGGTAGCGAATGAAGATGCGATGGCTGACGCTTGCCTCTCGCTGCATACCCATCAAGGCTTCGCGGCCACTCAATGGCCGAACATCGCCTTTTGCATGAAACAGGTCAACCCAATCAAGGTCTTGGCCTCCCATGCCATCGGATTGCGTCTGGCGGCGCTGGAAAACCAACGGCTCACGCAAAGCACCGGCAGAAAGGTCGCAGCATTTCAAATCACCACCTCAACACGGTAGGGGCGCAGCAACGTGGCTGCGCCTGATTTCTTCACGGCATCATCGCCATCGCATTGGCCTCGATGCTCGTACATGAATGATGCCATCATCATGATGGCCGTTTTGATTGAGGCGGGGATTGTCGCCATGCCTGCGTTGTATGTGATGGTCAATTCGGACACGCCATCCCAGCCATCAATCCGAATCTTTGCAGGCCGACCAGTGCTGACCACTTCCCAGCAGATCTCATTGCAGCCACCAGTGACAGACAGCACGCGAATCAGCGCCGTGTAAGGCAGCTCGATGATGTTTGACTGAAATCTTGCTGGTGAAAGCTGTTGCTCTTGGCCGAGATTGTCGCCGCACTTCAAAACCCATTTACGGGCAAGCAAGTCCTGATTGATCCATCGGATGGCCGTGTCGGTCGCAGCGACAAGCATCCCATCCAGTAGCGGATCAGTCGCGTCAACGCCCAAGAAAGCGGCCAATTCAGCCGCCGTGACGGGCGATACGGTATCAGTCTGCGGTGTTGCTTGCATCGGCTTTGCGTGGTCGCCCACGGCGTTTTGTTTCCTCAGGGCCATCGACCTTTACGATCTCTGGGCCATTCACCTTTTGCACTTTCGGCGCAATGACTTCGGTCACTTCTTGCGCGTCACCAGCCATGCTGGAAACCACTTTTTTAACCGTCACTGGCGCTGGATAGTCAATCACGCGATTGACTGCCAACTGGCGGGCTTCGTTGTCCTGCACATCAATCTCACTGCCTTTACGGCCAAGATGGCAATTCATCAAAAGAGTGTAAGTCGTCATGCTGAAACTTTCAAAAAATGGGGTGAGCCACATGGCCCACCCCTTTTGCCTAATTAGGCAACGGCCACGTCAAACGAGCCTTTTGTGAAGGCTTTTGGCAGTTCGATGCCAAAGCCGTAGCGCTCCTCAGCCAAGATGGCAACGCCGTTCTTGACGAAGTAGTCGCTGTGCGACTCGCTGACGCGGATATCCATCTGTTCGCGGTCATAGATGGTCGCGCCCATTGTCCAATCGCCCAGCAAGAAGTCGCCCTGAGCCATCGCGTTAGACACGATGACAGGAACGCGCCACAGACGCTGCTCACCACCGTTGGGCACAGTCACCCAGATGTAGTGGCCGTCGCTGCCCTTGGCTGTTTCCAAGGTTTCCCAGTCGATTGGGTTCACCACTAGGCCGTTGATGTTGTAGTACTCAAAGGTCTGGCACTTGGTGATGGCCGAACGGATGTGGTTCAGCATCGCGCCTGGGAGGTCGGCTGCGCTTGTGCCAGTGGCGATTTCACCAACAGTGGACACGCCAGAGTCAACCATCAGGCCGGTCAGGGACTGGTTTGTGCCAGCGCCGTACAGCAGCTGGGTGTCGCTCAACAGGTTCAAGCCGTACATCAGCTTTGTGTCCACCAAGCGTTGCAGCATTGGCGCATCGGTCAGCACTTGACGGCTTGCGGCAATCCAGTGAGCCATCGTACGCACGGGCACAGTGACCAATTCGTATGTCAGGTTGGATTCGGCTTTGGCTTGGAATTCACCAGCACCGATGGCGGTGGATGCGGAGCCAGGTTGCTGAGGCGCTGCGCTGTTGGTGAACACGTTTTCACGCATCACTTCAACTGCGTTGCTCGATGTTGGGATGCTGGTCAGCAAATCGCGGATGAAGGCGGTACGCTGGGCAGGAATCACCACATCGGCGCGGCGCTGAGGTTGCACCAAAGCACCAGCAGAAGCGGCCAAGTTGGACAATGCCTTGTTCACGCGCACAGCGTTTGTGCCACGCGAATTGGCGTTCTTGTACTCTTGCGACTCGACGAATTGAGCACCCAGGGACTTGGCTTCAGCAGCGCCGCCGAATTGGCGTTGTGCGGATTTTTCCATTTCGATGACGCGTGCGTCGATGCGATCCATGTCACCTTTGATGGTGTCAAGGCGCTCGGTGGCAGCGGTCAAAGCCTTGCGAGTGGCCTCGGTGGCTTCGCCGTATTGCTTGATTTCGGCATCGCGCTTGGCGACAGCAGAAGTGATCTCGGACTTAACGGTGTCCAAGTGACCTTTCAGTTCTTGCAGTTCCATGATTTCTCCAGTTTAGATTCGGGCCAGATCGCCCAGTGCAGAGTCAATCAAGCTCTTAACCTGATCAACAGACAATGGCGGCTGTCCCTTGGAATGAGTGCCTTGCAGCGGCTCACCCTTCAACAGTGCCGTAATGCTGAACAGTTCGTCCAGCAATTCTTTTTTGGCCTTTGCGTTCAGGTCGTGACCCTCTGCAAATTGCCGCAATTCTTTGAGCGTCTTCACGCCAGTGATGATTGCTTGATCGTTCGCAGGCCAAGTGACCAGCGAAAATTCAAACAGCTTGCCTTCGTAGATGTGACGGATGCCGGACTGGTCAAAACTTGACTTGCCGCCAGGAATTGAGAAGCCAACGCTCATGCGGTCAATTACACCATCGCGCATCAATTCCAGCGCCTCGTCGCCTTGGCGGGTCTTGCTGATCTTGCCCTTGACCCACAGGCCCTTTGCATCCTCGCGCATATCAATCGGCATACCGATTGGCGAGTCGCTGCGATGCTGCCAAAGAACCTTGATGCGACCGGAAGGAAAACCCTCTTTGATCGATTTTGCAAATGCGTTCTGCTCAATGATGTCGTTGTCGCTGTCTGTGTTGCCGTATGCGGCGGCATAACCTTCAAAGGTTCGCTCGTCGGCGTTCAGCGAAGAATCATCAAATTTGAGGCTTTTGAATTCCATATCCATCCCCTTGGGTTGCAGAATTATCGCATTGGTCAATCGTCTGTCAAATAAACAACGGCACAGCGGCAGTTAATGAGATTCCCAGCACTTGCCGACGGGTCGCCAGGAAACATCAACTGCTCACCACTGACGGTGAATGAATCATTCATGTCCACTACTTGCCCGTCCACATCGGCGTGGTCAAACTCATCGGGCGGCGTTGTCCTGGTGCGCTCATCCTGGGCGGACACCCACTCTTTGCGCATTTTCAGGCCGGTCAACTGTGCGCCTTGCTGCGCCCCAAAGTTTGCGGCTGTGTGCGTTTCCGTGCGGGCAATGATGTTTGCGCGTGTGGCCGACATTGGCACGGCATAGTCCCTGATCTGCTTTCCAATCTCGGGAACTGACAATCCGTCATCAATCGCGTTGCGAATCAGCGTGCGGATTTGGTTTTCAGTTGTCCGGTCAATCTGCGTGACTCGACGCGCCACCCATTGCGTGATGAAAAGCTGCAAGGCATTGTTAAAAATGTCCATGATGCCAGCCTTGGTCACATCAGCGCCGTGATGCGACTTTGCCTCTTTCAAGATTCGTTTGCCAAAAAACGATGCGACAGACTGATAGTTGGCCGCAAACGCTTGCGCCATTTGAGCGCGGCGGTCATCAATGGCCTGCGAGATGGCAATCTCTCCGCGCTTTTCGTAGGCATCGGCCACTTGCCTGACGGTCTTGGCAAGCTCAATGCGCAAGCGGTTCTCAAACTTGGCGCTCATGCGTGCCTGGATGGCATCATCCATCGCACGCTGGCGCTGTTTGTTTGATGGGTTGATTGCGCTCATTCTTTGCCGTAGGCCATGGCTTTAAGCATTTCAGGCGACAGGCCGGAAAGCTGCAAATTGTCCTGCGCACCAGCAAACCCAGCAGGCAGTAAGCCGCCTTGCAGGTAGCCAATGTCGCCGCCTTCAATTGGCTCAACTCCAAGATTCAAAAGCTCACTGATGACATTAAACGGCACGCCCATATCAAACAGTTTCTTGGCCTCGTCCAACTTCTTGCCCATGTCTTCACGCAAAGCATCAACGCCTGACAAGTCAAAGTCAATGTACCACTCAGGGCCAAACTGCGAAGCAAGCTGCGCGTTAAGCTGCGAACGAATCATGCGCAAAAGTGGCGTGATGGTGTCAGACCAGAAGATTTTGCGGGCTGTCTCAATGTTCGCCAAGGTAGCGTTTTCCATGATGCCAACCATGACCGGCGGCACGCCCATAGCCGAACAAATCTCATCCCAGACCTTCATGCGGCTGTTCACAAAGTCCAACTCAACTGCGGACTGGTTCAGCGTCTTGATGTCGCGGGTGGTGAAAAACGGTGCGCGGGCGTTGTTTGCGCTGGCCTGCTTTTCTTTGTGCAACTCACGCAGGCGAGACATTTGCTCTGCCGTTGTCTCGGGGTCAATGACGATGGCGTAATCGCTGATGCCACGATTGTGCATTGAGTTGAGCTGCCATTGGCTGGCTTCGCGGTCAACGTCAACTGCACGGCCAGCGGCTTGGATTGTCGGCATCCCGTACAAAAAGTCGTTGGGGTTGACTGTCTTAACGTGCACCATGTCATCCGATTGGATGTTGCGCGAGACACCGCCGTATTGATAGATGTAATAGTCGATCAGGCGAGTCGCCCCGGCTTTGATTTTGATGCCTTGAGGCAGCACAGGCCAAAGCTCAACGGGCGCGTTTTGGTTGCCCGCCTTGATGATTGACCAGTAGGCATTGCCAGCCAGGTCAATGTGCTGCGACATCAACTCAGTCATTTCAGACCAAGCAAAGTCTGGGTTTGGATTGTCGATCAGCTTCTGCAATGGCGACTCAGGCGCATCAACCATCGTGCCGTCCCGCTGCTTGCGCTTTGCCACCCAAGGGATTTGACCGACCGATTGAGCGCGGCGGTTGACGCAAGCGTAGAAAATGGCCGAGGCCTTCAAGCCCTGCTCAATCGCCACCTCGGTATCCCACTTCTGGAATTGCGGCGCTGTGCGGCTCATGGTCATGAGCAATTCGGGCAGGCTGACGGATTTCAACTCAACAGTCGGCGCGGGTTGTTTCCGTTTGAAAAAATTGAAATCCATGCTTTTTCCTCAAAATACCTGATCTGCGCCATAGTAAATGGCACTGACTGGCGTTGACCCGTAGTATATGGCCGTGATGTTTGTAGCGCCATAATAGACGCTCGATGTCAGAGACAACTGACCGTTGATGTAGCTGATGCTTAGATAGTTCGGGTCTGTTCCTGTGAAGCTCAACCCAGTGTTGTTACCCGCATCAGTCGAAAGCAGACCGACATTCCATGCGGTTGGCTTTTTCAGAATCGCCTGAGTGGTGTCGGTTGAGCCGACTTGCAACAAGTTACCCAATACACCGTTTAAGTTAAACGCCGTGAACTCGTTGGTCGTACCGCCAGTGAATTGAACCCTGCCGACGGCTGTGTTGGTGATGTTGGCGAACTTGTTGGAGCCAGTGATCGTCAGCGTGCCAGTGCCCCCTTGGTTCAGTGTGGGGTAGGTCTGGATACCGCCGCCTGCAAAGGTCTTGGCAATGGGAGATGTGAGGCTGATTGTGCCTATGCCGGTGACGGTGAGGTTGGTGGATACTCCTGCGTTCCATCCCGCAGTACCGCCCAGAGTCCAGGTTGCCCCTACGTTGATTGTTCTTACGCCTGTGTTTGATGTGTTGACACCACTGGACGCCCCAGACAATGTGACTGCGTAGCCGCCATCGCTAAACGTCCCCGCTTGAGGGTTTAACGCTGACGATGTGCTGTTGGAGCTAGTGAACGCATCCTGCAACGTAACTGAACCGCTTGGCGTATCGACAATGATCGGATGAGTAAACGTCTTACCGGCACTCGTAATTGTCTGACTTCCACGACCTGAGAACCTCAAGTTCTGCAATCCACTTAGCGCCGTACCAGTTCCATTAACCCAGTTTCCGTAGATTACTGGAGGAGCGCCTGTTGCCAGCGTCATTGTGTTGCTGGTGCGGGCACTCATGTCAATAGTGCCAATGTTGTAGGTGGCGTTGACCGTAACGGTTGAGCCAGAAGCCGGGTATGTGGCCGCTGGAAAAACAGCAGTATCTTGCGCCAGCGGAAATGCCGCGTGGTCAGCGGTTCCGCCAGAAGTCAACGACCAACTGCTTGTGGTTGCGCCCCAGTTTGCGGAGCCGGTTGCCCGCCAATAAACCGTCTTAGCCGCAGGGAACGTAATCCCGCTGTTGCCTTTGCAGTCACCCAAGCGGGTACCGCTGACAGGAGCAGCAGCACCAGCAATCTCAATGTCACGGAAGTCAATGTCAGTCGGCGATGCAACAGCAGCGCAGGTCAGTGTGCGGGTGGTGCCGATGACATCTGAGCGCACAAACGTCCGCATTGTGGCGTTGGTTCCTGTGGAGAGCGTCAGAGTGCCGTTGATAACTTGGTTAGCACTAAAGTTAATGAGCGAGATACCAGCAGCTGTTCGCCCTGTAACAGCGAAGTTATTAAAGGTGTTAGTCCCTGCTACTGTCCATGCAGTCTTAGACACGTTGGTCAAGGCCACGTTGTAGAACGTATTCCCTCCGCCGTTAAACGCACTGCTAGTTGCGGTGCAGTTGATCTGTGATGTGCCTGCGTTGAATGTAAGCCCGTTTGAATCGGTGAAACCAATAGCGGCTGCTGTGTTAGAAAGGGTTACAGTACTGCTCCCTAAGTTGATGGTCCTAGACGTGCCTCCTGCACCTGTAACAATGTTGCCAGCAGTGACGGTGTAGTTGTTGGTGGTGAAGGTGCCGTTGGTAACACTGATCGAGTCAGCAGCAGCGTTTAACGTGAGTGCCGCACCGAGACTTAAAGTAATCCCGGAGTTATTGATCTCGATTTCACCGACCGTAAATGAGCTGGTGCGTGTAACCGTTCCGCTTCCAGAGTTGGTGTCAAAAAAAGGGGTATCGGTAGCCGTAGGGACCGAAGCGCCTCCGGCACCTCCAGATGTCGCAGACCAGTTTGTGGTGTTTGTGTTACTCCATGTACCTGTGCCTCCTACCCAATATCGGTTAGCCATTATCTGGCTCCTCAACAGGAGCAGTCACCACGGCAATCCAGTTGTCGCGGCGCTCAGTCTTCATCGCCTCAATCTGCTCCTCTGTCAGTCCGTGATCGTCAGGCAGGTGCAAGGCATCTCGGAACAGGCCGTGTTCAGTCTGAAATTCAAAGTCGATTTTCATGGCGATACGATGTAAAGCGTTGTTGCGTCAGGGCTTCCAGGCAGTGCCGTGACTTTCTCAATCTTGGTCAGACCTCCGGCAAACAAAGTCGCCCATGTCGTGTCGTAGTCTGTGCCGCTTGCTTTGACCAAAGCCTGTCCAGCTGTACCGCCCACGGCCACGCCTGGGCCAGTTGCACCAGTAGCGCCTGTGGCTCCGGTTTCCCCCTGAATACCCTGGATGCCCTGAATCCCCTGAATACCCTGCGGGCCTTGATCACCCTGCGGGCCTTGCGGGCCGACAAGCGATGCAAGCCACTCGGCTTCAGTGCCGACAAAGCCATTTGCCACCGCCACCTGATAAGCTGAATCGCCATCAGCGCCAGTCGCTCCGGTCGCGCCAGTGGCACCTGTGGCCCCAGTTGCGCCAGTCTCCCCTTGAATCCCCTGAATCCCTTGTGGGCCTTGCGGGCCCGTCTCGCCTTGGGGGCCGGTTTCACCTTGGATGCCTTGAATACCCTGGATGCCTTGGATGCCTTGATCACCTTGTGGGCCGACCAATGACGCAAGCCATTGAGCTTCAGTGCCAACAAACCCATTGGCGATTGCGACTTCATACGCACTTAAGCCATCAGGCCCAGTTGCGCCGGTTTCGCCTTGAATACCCTGCGGGCCTTGAGGCCCAGTTGCGCCGGTCGCACCAGTGGCTCCAGTTTCGCCTTGGATCCCTTGGATGCCCTGCGGCCCCTGCGGGCCAGTGGCTCCCGTTGGGCCGGTGTCGCCTGTGTCGCCTTTGTCACCTTTCAGGCCTTGAATGCCCTGCGGGCCTTGAGGGCCGGTTGCACCCTGCGGGCCTGTCAAACCTTGGATGCCTTGCTCACCTTGAGGGCCTTGTGGGCCTTGCGGGCCAACGCCCGCCACCTCAATTGTCGATGCCACGTCCTGCGTGATGACGATTGTGTTTTCTTCGGTTACTACAATGGTCATCGAGTCACCTCGCGCTCAATTGTCACCGCGCCCGCCATGATGGCCGTGACGAATCCCGACGACGACTCAAGCTCAAGGTCATAGAATCCCGCGCCTTGCGTGATCGCTGCCGTGTCTGTCGCATCAATCTCAAGCGTGATCGCGCCAGTGTTGCCGCCCAATGTGATGCGGCCATTGGCAGTGGTCAATTCAATGATGACTGTCTCACTGCAAATGGCCGGGCGAATCTGCATCCTGGCCACGTAGCCAGTCAGGTCAACCGGCACGCCTTCGGAGTCTTTCCAAACAAGGTTTTGCAGGAAGGTTGACCCTTGGCGAATCGTCAAATCGTATTCTGCTGTCATTTCTTCCCCTTATGCCGGTGCAATCACTGTGATCGTACCGCTTGAGCCTTTGTATTTCAAAGCGCCATCCTCAACGTAAAGGACGCCGCCATCCGTTGGTGTTGCTGGCGCAGTGGTGTTTGGCAATGGCAAAACACTGGAATTCTCCCAGTAGGTGTTTGCTGCGTTGCGCGTCAGCAACTGCTTTGCGGCTACTGATGTGATCTTGACATCATGCAGTTCATCAATCTCGTAGCCGTTCTGCGTGTGGATGTAGATTGACCCTCCACCGCTGCCGCCTTTGACCACATAGCCACACATGACCAAGTGATTGGGTGCGACTGGTTTGACGTTTGTGATGCCTCCTGGCGTTGTTGGAGACAACCAAATCACATCGCCATCAGAAAAACCAACCGTGCTGATGTTGTTGACCATGCCCTGGGTAGTCACGAATCCTGATTGGCCGTGCGCAATGTTTTCTGTCGCCATGCCAAGGATTGCCGCCGATGTTTCATCAGACGATGCAATTGCCAATGCAACCTTCAGCCGCTGCCCTTGTGAGCCATCAACGTAAACCATTTGACGCTCTGTGATTGTTGCACCGGTTCCGTTGTAAACATAGATCAGCGTTTCTTGGCCAATTTGCAAATTGACGTTGCCACCGATCATGCCTATTTGAGGGCCGCCCCATGTGGTGTCCCATTGCATTTTTCCAACGCCAACGACAGGCGTGATGGCCGTGTTGAATTGAACGCCATCAGCTGGCAGCGGAATCAGCTTGGCGGTTGTTGTGCGCTTTGTCACGCCACCCTGAACGACTGGCACCAGTTCAGCGCCGGTCAACGCTGCGGCTTCAGGCAATTGGGATAGTTTGAGCGTTGGTGCGGTCATGGATGGCCCTCGGTTTGCGGCATTTTAGGGTGAATCACAAAAATTCCATAACGATGTCAGCCTTGGGCGATTTGATAAGCGGCGCAAGGGCATAGCGGATTGAGTCGATGCAGTGGTTATTTGCGTCCACAATCTCGGGTAGGATGTCACCCGATAGCCGGTCAATCTTGTAGCTGTAAAGCCGCGATTCCTTGATTGTCTCAACGCATCGAGGGTGAATGACGATCTCGCCATAGCTGCGCATATGAGATACGCCGTCCTCAACCGAACCCGGCCATTTCTTCACGCCCTCAATGCGCGGCAGGCCTTTGCGCTTTAGGTAGCTGATCGTTTCTGGTCGCGCTGAATCCGCCCGGATAACGTGGTTTTCAATGCCTGGAACGCATTTTTTGAGATATTCGGCAGTCTCGTCGATCTCAAGCGAAACCTTATAGGCTTCGTGCTCAACGTACAGATTCCCAGCGTTCACCCAGCATTTGACCGCAGTTGTCGGGTCTTGTGCAAACCCCCAATCCGCACCGTGATATGGTCCATCCCAGTCAGCGCCAGGCGCAAACTCGGCCACTCGGACTTTGCGGGCCAGCACCTGCGAGTCGCTGTTTTGCAGGTACGCGCCTTCCCAAATGTGCGCGTATGTCGCCGGGTCAAGCGTTGTCTGTTGGTGTTTGCGCAGTTTTTCAAGACCTGGTGGAAACCAAGGGTTATCCCCGTGATTCATCTCAACCACCATCGCGCCTTCTGGCTTTGACTTCCTGAACCTCGAGTCAACCGGACTGCCATCCAAGCGCGGATTCCAGATAACCCACATCTCGGATTTGAGTTGACGGAAAACTGTGGCCTCCAGCGCCAGCCAGGATGCCTCCGGCACGTCTTCGGCTTCTTCGACGATCGTCAGGTCAATCTTCGCCAGCGACTTAATCGATCCGGTGTTGTGCCTCAATCCCCGGAAAATGAACTCAGTGCCGTTGCTGCCCTTGAGGTAATCAATGCCCACATCGTAATGCGCCTCAAGCCACGGGTAGGTGGCAATGGCCGCTTTCAGTTCGGCGTGGAATGACTCTTTGATGCTGGCTTGCAAGTCACGGGCGCAAAGAACCCTGATTGGCTCGGCATAACCCCAGATTGCCGCCATCAAGGCAAACGAAAACGACTTAGCAGACCCTCGCCCACCGTGGGCGCATCGGTACTGCAATTCCCCCCGTTGAGGCTCAAACAGCGGGATTAGCTTTGGTGGCAGCTCAACGGTAGCGGCTTTCACTTCTTGGCGACGATCTGGATAACCTGGGGCTTGAGCGTCCCATCACTGTTCATCAGGTCAATCTTTTGCGGCGCGTTGAATCCGTGCATGGCATTCAGCTCTTTGACAGCCGCAACCTTGACGGAGCCATTGCCCTCTTGGTACGCCTCCAATAGCGCCTCTACGCTCTTTTCTCGCGTCCACAGGGCCTTTTGCGTGAGTTTTTCGCGCAGCTCTTCAACCCTTCCCTTGATCTCACCATCGGCCATAAGCTCTGATGCGCGGGAATAGATTGTCTCAACTTTCATTTTGTCTGCGCTGAATGATGCCCGGTATGCGTTAGCCTGGGTCATCCCATCTGCAATGCACTGCGCAAATTTCTCTCGTCTAGCTGTAAGACTCATGATTGCTTCCTAAAAAAGACCGTTCCCAAATTGACACCTTCGACTTGCGGCTTTCCGGTGCTTTACCTTGCAAGGCCATGAGTTCTCATGCGGGCGGCCTTGGTTGGTCATTTGGGCTTTTTGCTGGGTGGTCATCCCCGGCTGAAAGTTGGAAAGCCCCGCCTGTTTTTCATTTTATGCGCTTCTGTCTGGTTTTGGGCAATGCTCAGGCGGCACGATGACGCACCAGACTGATTCAAACTGCCCTCTTGTGGCTTTGCTGATCTCCCACCTGTCAATGTAAGCGTCCGGCATTTGCTCAATTGAGTTTCTGACGCTATCCGGTCTTGCGCCAAGGTATTCGGCGATGCTTCGGATTGTCATGCCATCATCTTCACGCCTTAAAAGCGCTCTGATTTCTGGCATCCTGGATTTGCTCATGATGTGATTTTACAGTCTGGCATTTATAAGCCCAACTGTTTCAGTGCTGCCTGTAACCCAGCCAATCCGCCGACGCGCTGGCCATTGATGAAGATTTGTGGCATTTGACGGGCGTCGGGGTGGTCGTCCAAAAGGTCTTTCAGTGCCCACGGATCAGATTCAACATCAAATTCGTCACACTCCAGCCCCTTAGACTTCAGTAGTTGCTTGGCTGTCATGCAGTTGGGGCAGTTGCTTTTGGTGTAGATGGTGATGTTCATGTGTTGTGTGCCTCAATAATCATAAGTACCCACCCCACCACGAGACAGACAACAGAGCTAATTTTGGAAAACCGCTCCGTCATGTGTGGCGAGAGTAGCGTTATTGCCACAAGAAAAAGAAACCCAGATTCGTTCATTGCTGTTCCCCCAAAATAATTTTCTCCAGCACAGCCATTGATCTGTGCAGGTCTTCATGCAGAAAGTCAGGCAGCATTTGCTTGACGCTGAACGCCCAAGACTCCAGAGCAGATAGCGTTTTGATTACTTGCAGTGCTTCTTGTTTTGTCATGCGGTTTCTCCTCTTGCTCGGATGCAGTCCGACAGTGTTTTAAGCAGTGTCGTTGTGTAGTTTTGCAGCTGCGGCGCTTCGGAAATTCCAGACAAGTCAACATCATGCTCCATGAACTTACAAATGCTTTCACGCTCGTCAGCACGGACAAGCTCGGCAAAGCGTTCAATTTGAAATTCGTCTATCTCGTCTTCAAGAACACCAGAAAACTGTGCTGGTGTTAGGTTCATACCAGCCTCACGCGCCATCTCAATCACTGTTTTCATTTGGTTTCTCCTGTTGCTTTGGCGATGGCGGCGCGGGCTTCGTCCCATTCAGACTTACCGTTGTCCCAATACATCAAGGCTTTCAGCGCCTCCAGCAACTCATCACGCTCGGCCTTGAGGGCATTGAAATGGTCCACGCAGTCGATGTTTGCAGCGTGCAATCGGCGCAGTTCGGCGGCGGCCCCAGCTTCTAGTGTGGTTGGCTCTGGAAAGTCTGGCACCGGCGCTTCCAATTCATCCGCCAGCCGCAGAGCTTTTGGTTTTTCATTCATTTCAATCTCCTTTGCGCTTAAACTCGGCAATCATTTCGTCCAACCATGCGTGGCGGTGTTGCTGGATACGGGCATACATGGCTTCGTCCAGGCCTACATGGTCATAAGTCAGGCACCCCTTCGCCGTCAGCCATGACTCCAGTGTGGCGTACGGAGACAGGCGGCTTTCAACCATCCATACGACACGCCTCGCCGCGTCCGCGTCTTTAGCGGATTCGCATTTATCACCAGCACGTCGGATGGCTAGGCAGACGTACTTCTCTTTGGTGCCCGTATAAAAGTCGCTTTCGGCTGCGGTTTTGGCCAACTCTTTCTTGGCCAGTGTGAGGATTTTGCTTGTCTTCATTTCTTCTCCTTCACGCAGGTACACGCGTACCCTGATACGTCATATCCAAAGCCTCGGCAGTGAGGGCAGTTGGGGTCGGTTGTTTGTTTGGCTGGGGTGAACCAGTCAAAGAGTTTGTCGAGCCAGTTCATTGGTTGCGCTCTTTGAGTTTGGCTTCGATGGCGCGAACAAAGTCTGGGATGTACCCCGAGCCTTGCCCAGACATGAACAGCCCCCACTCGGTGTCTATCTCTTCAAGCGTCAGCCCAACCCATGTGCGCTGTGCTGGCGGGATGATTGACGCAATTAACTCCGCGCCCTCGTCTTGGTATTCAGCAAGTGCCACATACAGACCGTACCCGCTGTGCCCATCACCTACAAGCAATCGAACGGGTGACAAATCTTCGCGGTCGTCGCCGAATAAATCGTATAGAGCGCGAGCTTCGTCGCCCTCAAGGGTAACGTCGAGCGCCACAGGCTCCTGTTGTGCTGGCTGCTCCTTGCCACATGTGCAATTCCCAAAAGCATTCGCACGGCAACCAAATTCATGCTGCGCTGGCTGCTCTGCAAGTGCTTCTCGCAGTTTTGCAATTTTGTCCAAAGCCTGCGGGACGGTGTCTTTGCCCAGCTCGATTCCCGCAACTCCGCAAAGTCGCTTAAACAAATAACGGCTGTTTGGGTGCTCTTCTTCACACGTCGCAGTCTCCTGCTGTGCTGGCTGCTCTGCCAGTGCTTCTCGCAGGGCGATGATGGCTTCTTCTGTCGGTTGATGCAGCGTTCCATGCACATCCCAATACTCCAACACCTTCAGCGCCCGCTTTGCTGCTTTCTCAACTTTGCTCATGCTGTTGCCCCTCGCATTTCCCATCCCAACTGAAAATAGTTCCAGCGCGTTTGGATGGCTTGGTTGACGTACTTTCCACTCGATGTTTTCTCGAAGTTGGTCTGGCCCTTGCTTTTCTGAATGGCCTCAAATACTTTTTGCGCTTGCGTCATGTCGTAAGTCTTTCAAAAGGATTCCCGCCGACCCAGCGAGTCAGCGTGTTGATGTTGATTCGTTTTTTATTTTCGGCTTTTGGCTCTGGTGCAAACATTTTTTCGCAAACCCAGACCTTGGCTTGAGCGTTGCAACTGCCAACAATTTTCACACCCGATAATTTGACGTGCCCCATGTCTGTCAGCTTTCGGATGTAGTGACTGACAAGCGTTGGTGAGATGTCAATTTTTTTTGACAACTCCATCGCCGTCATTGCTTCTTCGCAAAGCAATTCAGTGATTTTCTTCATCTGGTCACTTGCTCGGTTTTGATGCGCTTTCATACGTGCGATGGCCGTTGACCGGATAGGCTTTTCAGCTTGAAGGCATCCATTGAGCCTGGGTGCGTTGGTGTCATGTCAACCAATACAAGCGGCTCATAGACAAATCCAGTCTTGATGACGTTTTTGCCAATGTGGCTCATGCCTTTGTCTGTGATCTTGTATTTGCGCAGTTCTTTTGACTTTTTTTGCAGCGCATCAATCAAGCCTTGATTGCGCAATACGCCGACAACATACGTCAGGCCAGACATTCCCAAAATGCGCTCAAGTGCCAGGTAGTCTTGCGGGCCGTTCAGGTGCAGAGCGTTCAGCACTGCCATGTGTTTGATGCTGCTCATTGGTTTCTCCCGTTGTGTCCGCAATCACGGCACTGGCCTTCGTCGTCTGCACCGCTGCGATGCTTGCACCAGCAGCATGGAATGTTGAAATCAAACGCCTCTGGTTCAAAGTGGTCGTTTGGAACGATTGGAATCATGATTGGTTGATTCATTTCTGGCCTCGGATTTCGTCAAGTGTTGAGCGGATTTCTGCGATGCGTGGATTTTTAAGGCCAAGCACGGATTCAGCGAATGGCAGCAAGTCGATCACGGCTTGATGCAGGTCTTTTGATGCGGCGATCAGGCGGGCATCGGCTTCGTTTGTTGATGGGTGATGACCTCGCACGGATGCCACTGGCAACTCAGTAAGGCACTTGCTTGGGTAGATGTCTGTCCATCCGTATGCGCATTTGCGCTCCTCCCACTTTCCTGGTGTGAACATGGCTAGCCTCACTTGGAAAGGTGAACAAAAAGCAAAGTCGCCAAGCCAAGGCCGATGGCCACGGCCAGCAAAACGCCCATCGCAGCTTCTGCGCGTTTGTTCATGTTGCGCTCTTGGCGCTCGTAGTGCCATTGATGTTTCATGTCTGTCTTTCGGTTGGTGGCTGCAAGATGTTGCGGCCTGACTGAAATCATAAACCAATAATTTGATTGGTTCAATCTTTTTTTGAAATAATTTTTTTTTCGTTCATCTTGGAGGCAAGCTCAACATCAATTCCAGCGAAAACGCCAGACTTGTCGGCGGCCAAGTCTTGCGCGTACTGCCATGCGTAAGCCTTCCACTCCGGCTTTTCGGCCAGCTTCATCAACTTTTCAAGTTGCATCTTGTAGGCCAGTTGGTAGTCCATCAGGCTTTCCTCCACACGTTCTTTGGCGAGCAATGGCAGGACGGCGATTCCTGCCGCTTGTAGCCAACGCTGCGGATTACGTTAGCCTTGGCTGCGGCGATGAACACTCCACCCCATGCGCGGCCATCTGGCGGCTTTGGCATCCCGCATTGTTCGGCCCATTGCCTTACCTGCTCGGCCATGAACATCTTGCCTGGGTTTTGCTTCATGAACAAAAGCATCATGAGGCTTGCCTTGTCAAACCAGTCGCCATGTATGCGCTCGGCGTGATTGACCGCTTTGGCGATTCCTTTGTCGCGTTTGGCTTCAGCTTTCATCAATGTCTCCTTCATGTTTTGTAGTGAGGGTAATTGGGAAAAAACAATGGATACGCATCACTCGATTCGCGGTATTGCTGGCTGTCCATGTCAAACCACAAATTGATCTGCGGCTCACCATCGCTTGAGCCTTCGTAGTTGCGCTGCTTGCGAACAAACAAAACTTGATCGGGTTCTGCGCCTTTTTCGCCACTCTTGCCAGACCGGATGGCGATCTCTTTGGCTTTGTTGCGGAAAACCAAGATAATGTTGTCAACCTGGTCGGCGATAGCACCAGACCCCTTGAGGTCATTTTTGTCGGGAAGCTCTGTCTCTTTGCTTGGTTTTTTCAGGTGGTGGACGATGTGAACGTGGATTTGATGATCTCGGGCGATGCTGGTCATTTCATCGACAAACGCTTTTTGCCCGTTGTAGTCATCCTCACCACTTACCACCTTCGCCAAGTTGTCCACGAATACATGATTCAAGCCAAGCTCAACGGCGCAATACCTGACCATGCCAGTGACAAGCTCACGGTCTGCTGTGCCTTGCTGGTCATAAATCCATAGGCGCTTGTCAACCCACCCGCCGAATTCGTCGTATAGCTCGTCAATTGCTTGGATACCATCCCTGCCTTGGAACTCTGGAGAAAATGGATTCATGCCCGCATACATTCGCGCCATGCGCTGAATTGTCATGTGCGGCTTCATCTCAAAACTGGCAATGCACAATTTTTGCTCTTGGCCGATCAGTGAAAGCGCCACCATGCTGGTGACAAGGCTCTTGCCGTGGCCGTTCTGACCAGCCCAAACAGTGACCTCACCTGGACGGAAATCAAAATTGTCTCGAGTCTTCGGCCATGGCAAAAAAACCTTCTTCTCGTTTTGCTTGATGCGCAGTCTGTCTTTGAGCGTTTGCGTGTAGTCGGCGGCGTTCTTCACGTTCGCCTTTGCATCCGACTCTTTCAGGTACTGCCTGAAATCAATCGAATCTGACGTGATGATTGTTGTCAATCTGACCTCCAAAATCTTTAAAAAACAAATGGCTTTTTGATGCGGCTCTTGAATACGGATCTTGCTTTGGCGCTGGGTAGCTGCTCGCGGCCACGATAGACGCGCCCATGGCGATACATTTTTCTAGCAACTGATCGGCTCTCGCTTCGCTGTTGCTTTCAATGAAAACAACCATGCCGATCACAAAGCGCAAATCAAGGTCAACTACCGCCTCACCGTGAACGCATACCCTTGGCAAGTCGCCGTATTTTGTCCAGTCGGTGTCAAACGGGTAATCGTAGATTGCCACACTTGCTGGCTTCTTGCTTGCCATCCTCATTTTGATGAGGTCAATGTGTCCCTTCATATTCCACCTGCCAGCAAGGATGGCTGAGGCGTTGCCTGAACCTTGGCATTTCGACACCAGTTGCGCCAAGTGGCTTCCCAATCCAGCTTGGCGGCGTTTCGCCCACTTGTCGCCACCCAGTAGTCTCGAAACTTATCAGCCTCAAGTCTGACCGTTGCCGTCTCCCAGCCCATTGTCTCCAGCGTCCACTCTCCCCATGCTTTTGGCAGTTGCCAATCAGGCGAAAGCCTTTTTCCTTTGGCCTTGCCGACAGGCGGGGCACAAATAACTGGTTCTTGGTTTATGGTTCTTGGTTCTTGGTTAGGTGGCGCTTCGTTTACGGTATGTGAACGACTCGTGCTTTTTTCTTTACGCTTCGCCTCGCGTTCTTGTGCGATTCGTTTGTTTGTGTCGGCTTTTGAGTGGTACTCAAGAAGCTCTGCAAGGATGCGATCTTGCACATACTCACCGTCTGGAGACAGCGTAAAAAAGCGGCCAAGGACAAACTTTACAGCCTCAATCTCAGCTTCAGTGCTGGCCCATGTCCATTCAATGGCTTCATCAAGCGTTGGGAATTTTTCACGGTCATAGCACGAATCAATCAGAAGCGTGTACGCTCCGTGCTGAAGCATTGATAGGCGGCCACATTTTTTGGCGTAATCGCCAAGATTTCTCTTGTAATAATGCACGATGGCATCTCCGCAAATCTCCCAGAAAAGAAACAAAGGCAGGCGGGGAGTTCGCTTTTCGGTCAGGGGATCAGTCCCGACCTAGCCTCGTTTCGCATTATTTTACATCAAGCAAACAATCCTTGCTGCTCTTTTGATGCGTCAGTGATGTTGAGACAGGCCAGCTCAAAGTATTGCGGCTTGAGTTCAGTGCCAACAAACTTCCGGCCCATCTTGATGGCTGTATAGCCTTCAGAGCCAATGCCGGTGAATGGGCTGAAAACAACATCGCCTTTGTTTGTCCACAGGTGGATGCAGCGCTCAATCACATCAAGCTGAAGCGGGCACATATGCTTCTCGTCGTTCTCGTCACGCGCTGGCATTTTGTTCAGCGTGCGGCCTTGGTCGATGTCATCCCAGATTGGGCTGGCGTACTTTTGCCACAGATGGACGGGCAAATCATCGCCGTGCGTGACGCGCTCCTCAATCTCTCCAGGCTTTCGCATGGTCACGACGTAATCAGGCAGGCCCATGCGGCTCATGGTGCTGTTTTCGCGGATTGTCTTGTGCAGCAGACCAAGTGCCTTTGTGCGCTGCATGGCGACAACTGGATCTTTCCAGATGCAGACCTCAGAGTGATAGATGAATCCAGCATCTTGGAACGCGCGGATCAAATCTCCACGGAAATCACGCAGGCCGATAAAGCCTTGGCGCATCTTTGTTGTCGGCAAGTTCATGCAGTGGAATGAGACATTGCGGCCAGGCTTCAAAACTCGGAAAAGCTCAGAGATCAGGAACTTCAACTGCTCGACAAATTCTTGATCGTTCTTGCAGTTGCCCATGTCGTGATCGCTGTTTGAGTAAACAAACAGATCGGCGAATGGCGGCGAGAAAACAGAATAGTCCACGCTGTTGTCGGCCATGCGGCGTGACCACTTCACGCAGTCACCCAAGTGGACGGTAAAGCCATCGCCGTTGAATGTGTCTTCGCGGTATTCGTCCACGATGTTTTCTTGGCCTGCGAGTTCTTTGTTCATAATGTCTTTCATGTGTTCGATCATGTTTGCGCTCATCTCGTGATGTTGCACTTCTTTGCGTTTAAGGTTTGCCAGAATCTGGCCTTCGTTTTCTGCGGTGAACATATGCACCTGCACATTGCGCTTTTGTCCGAATCGGTAGCACCGGCGAACGGCCTGGTAGAACTTTTCAAATGAGTCGTCTAGGCCGACAAATGCCATGCGCGCGCAGTGCTGCCAATTGAGGCCATACCCTGCTATTTTTGCCTTGCTAATCATGACTCGAATGTCACCATGCGCAAATGAGAGCAAGTTTTTTGCTTTTGATTCTGGCGAGTCAGACCCCTGAACATTCACAGAATCGTCTATCAGCTGCTTGAGCAATTCAGCTTCATCATTCAAGTGACACCAAATAATCCAAGGCTCTGATTTATCGGCATTGACAACATCCGCCAATGCGCGGCATCGCGCCTCAATGCTATCTCGCTGGGCCTTTCTTCGCTCGGTCATGGTCATGGCTGGGCGCGAGAACAAATCGCCTTCAATGGCCTCAGTCTGAATAACGTGCTCAAAATACTCAAGTGGCGGCAACTCATACCTTGCGCCATCAAATCCCAAATCAGATGGATTGCGCAGCACCACGGCCCATGATCCCATCCATTCCCAGAACTTTGACGCACCCCATCCCTTGAGTCGCCATGTTCCAGTGTCTCCGGTGTCGTTGACAAAATAAGTCGCCAGCATCTCGGTGCGAGTCATGACGCCCAAAAACTCGCACTGGTTGCCAAGCTCCTCAAAATCATTGGGTGATGGCGTGGCCGTGCAACTCAAGCGATAAGGCACGCCTTGAGCCGATGTGATGATGTGCTGGCGCGTTTTGCCATCGTGAGCCTTCAGGATGGATGATTCATCCAGCACCAGGCCATGCAACTCGGTAAAGTCGATGGCATCCATGCGCTCGTAGTTTGTGATCCAGACGCCGGGCGAATCAATCACGCCAGAATGAGGCACGCGCTTGACCTCAATGCCAAACGTGGATCCTTGCTCAATTGTCTGCTCAGACACGGCAAGCGGGGCCAGCACCAGCACAGACCCGCCAGTGTGGCTTGCCACCTCATCGGCCCATGAAAGCTGCATCAGCGTCTTGCCAAGTCCTGTATCGGCAAAAATGGCTGCGCGGCCACGACGAACGGCCCAGCTAACAATGGCGTGCTGAAAGTCGAACAAATGCTCGTTCAGGTCGCCAGGTTGATGGCCTGTCGCCACTTCTTTTCGGCGCTTGGCCGCCACAAAATCTTCATATTCCACTTCTGACTCTCCAAAAAAGAAAACCCATGAAAGCCGATGGGACTAGCATCGGACATTCATGGGTCAGCCAATGAAGGCTTAGATGTATCTGCACCTAGTCCGTGCAACATCTAAGCCATCAAGTTGATATCTTAACCGACCAAAAACATCGGTTCAAGATTTATTTTCACCATCCCGCCGACCTCACCAGCGAAGGAAAAACTCATCGTCCACTTGCTGTCGTCAACGCCGCTGATCTCGGCCACAGCGTCGATGGCTTGCTTGATCCTGGCGATGCAGTTGTCAAGGTCAATCCTGCGCTTTGATGGCGGGTAGAAAGTGATCGTGGCGTGCAGGCGTGGCGCGTCAATGCGAGTCAGGCCTTGCTGCTTTGCGGTGATGTAGCATGCCTGGCGGTAGGCTTTGGCTGCTCGGGCTTTTATGGCCCAGTGGCCGCGCACGTTTGGGCTTAGGTCTGGCGATGGCCAAGGCAGTGTTAGTTCAATCATGATTACCCCACTGCTCGGCCATTGCGGCTGCAATCCCAGCATAAGTCGTGCTGCGCAACTTCCAGCGGTCTTCGCTTGGTGGCATCAAATGGATGCGCTGCTCTCGGCCTTCAACGATGTTGGTCGGTGTCAGCAATGGCAAGCCTTTTAACCACAGACAAGTTGCCTTGGTTTCTCCGTGCCCATATTGCCACGGCTGGATTACTTGGTCTGGCTTGCGCCAAAGGCTTGACATAATGCAAACTGGGTTTTCGGTGGCCGTTTTTGGGATGTGTGCTGATGCCCGCTGCAATTTCATAAAAAACGCCACGGCTTCGGCTTGCCTTCCATCCGTCCACTTTGCCGCAAAGTGACGAGCGCCTGACACCGACAGATGTGTGCATGGCGGGTGAAAGATCGCAATATCCCAAGGATAGTCAATGACATCAAAAACACTGCCTTTGTAATGAGGCCCCGGCGCGTCTGTATCCAACAAATCGCAACTCATTGCATCATGGCCTCGCTTGATGAATTCATCGCGCACTGCGCCTGAATATTCACAACCAATCAATACTTTAAATTTTTTCATGTGATTTCCTTTTGGTCGGCGAATAAATCGCCTTGGCCATTGCTTTCAGCTTTGATCGGCTTGATAAATTTCAGCCGACTATTGCGCCAGGACTTTGGCATCAGGCCAGATTTGGCTGCGCACTTCGGGCCAATAGCCTCGCGGCCAATCATGACAAATGGCCTGGTTGGTCGGCCACAAAGAGCGCATATCGGCTTCACCAAGGAGCCTCGCCTTGTTGGTTTCGCTTGGCGCGTTCGTATTCTGCCTTTTGCTTGGCAGTCCACGGGGTTGGGCCGGTAGGTGGCGGGAATGGCCAAGTCATATGATTTTCCTGGCTTTGCCAAGTCGGATGGTTTCGCGGACAAACTCCACGGCTTGCTCAAGCTGCTTAACTGTCGCAACTTCAAGCTGTGCATCGTGAACTTCCATCGCCAGGTTCAATGCCTGCATTTCTTCGGATTTGAAAATAAAGCGATCACCTCGATCGACGCCGCGCTTGCAAAGTGCCTGCAATGCGTCTTGGCCTGCCCGGATTTGTGGGTAGTAGTCAGAGCCGATGCCTTTGATGCAAAACGCTTCTGCAATGTTCATGGCCGCTATCAGCAAGTCCATATCATCGCGGCAAGCGTAGCCTTGCGTGACTGCGGCCATCGCGCCATGGTTTTTGATCTTGAGCGTGGTCAATGCGTCATCAACTTTGGACAGCGGCTTGATGCTTGAAAGGACATAAGACACAGCGTCTGGCCGGATTCCTTTTGGTCGGTATGAACTGCGCTTTCTCATCGCATCAGACCTGCAAATGGATTGACTGAGGCGTTGACAATCTTTCGTGATTTGTTCTGCCTAATTTTATTGATGAGGCTTTTGCTGACACCAAAATCAGCGGCAACAATGCGGTCATTGCGGTCATCGCTGCGAATCATTGCCAAGCTCTCATCAGACAGCACTCGGCGAGACTCTGCTGCTTTTTGCAGCTTGGCAATGCGAATCGGGTGATTGTGATCGACGTTTTTTGCCATGAGCCTCATGTGATCGGCTTTTCTGCGCTCTGCGATGTGGTCAGGATTTACGCACTTTGGATTTCCACAATGCGTGCCAAAGTGGACGCCAGGGTAAAGCGGCCTGCCTTGCAAATGCTTAACCAATCTGCGCACCATCCACTTGACTCCACCAGACACCACGAATGGTGTTTCGTTTTGGCAGTATCCAGTCCACTCCATGCAGTCGCCGATCTCAATAGTCCGCGCCATGAGGCTTTCTATCGTGTGTACTTTTTGAACTCTCATCTTCACTTTCGCTGAATTGTTTTAGGGAATTTTATTGTATCCTAATTTTCAGGCAGTGGCACATCATCGGGCCACAATCCCAGCTTTGTCAGCTTTTCCACTGTCTTGGCGTGCGCCGCCTGCCACATTGTCTGGCGCTCGTCTTTGGTCATTGATGCGCCTTGGTCAAGCGCATGATGGCATCGAAAGCAAAGCGATGCGATCAGGTTGTCTGATGCCTTGATGCCGCGACCCTTGCCGCCGCCGTGGTTGGTGTGCGCGGCCACCACAGTCCCATCGTCAGCGCCGCAATGCTGGCAGGATATCTCGCGGGCGTTGCGCAGCAGCGTTTTGCTTCGGATGTAGTTGTGTTTTGGGAATCTCATGCCATGCCAAGTATCTGGTCAACCACGGCATCCAATTGCTCGCGGTTTTCGTACGTGGTCAGCACTCGCGCAAGCAGGACGTTCACCACGGCGGAATAGAGTTTCTCAAACTCGGGTTCTTCCATTCGGCCAAAGCTGATCGATTTGGCTTTCAGCGTCATCGTGCCATCAAGGGTGAAGGCTTGGTCGTAGAAACCCGCAAGGATGGTCACATCTGATCTAAACTGATCAAAGTCTTTGGCAATGTCCATGCCTTTGAATTTGGTGGCCGGTGTCCATGCCTCAAAGCCGAGGTTAAGCAGAGCAAAGAACTTTCGATGAAAACGAACGTTTCGCGGAAACGATGCCTCCATGTTGACGATCTGGCCGGGCTCGGACTTGATAAGCCGTGACCACAGCTTTTTCCATGCGGATGTGTCTTCGTCGGTGCGGCCTTCAAAGCATTTGAAAAGAAGGGCGCGTGCGCCCTCCAGTTCTGCGGGGATGGCTTGACCGGTGCGCTGGATGGTAAATTTAGCCATCAAGCAGAGCGCAAAGCATGGACAACGGCTCGGAAAATGAAATCCTTGGCCTGTTGCTCGCGTGGCAGCATATCAAATGGCACGATGCAATGGTGTGTCTTTGCCTCTGGGTCTTTTGTTGGGCCATAAATCCAACCTTCAGCAACTTTTTGCGCCATCCAGCTTTGATGACTTGCCTCTGGGCCAACATCATTCTCAGTGTGCAATTTCACGCCAAGCATGGCGCTGTCTTTTTGCCACTGAGGAGCGCCTTCCCATGATGGCTGGCTGTTGTCTCCAAGCGATTCGCAATAAGCGCGGTTAACTTCGTGGCAGACACGGGCGATTTGCTCTTGGTTCATGCTTTTCTCCTTGGTTAAAAAAATGGTGGGCCTACTTGCTGCGTCTGTTGGTGGCACGGTGCCCGTGCATTGCAATACGCCACGCTCACAGCATCCGCTTTCAGCCCGTAAGCGTCAGAATGGCACGTCGCTGTCCATGTCATCAAATCCACTGGCTTCTTGCGCTGGCGCTGGTCGTGCCGCTGGGCGCTCTTGGCGTTGTGCCGGTTGTGCTTGGTCGCGTTGGCCCGCGATCAATTCAATCTCCAGCACGGTCGCGGCCAGCTTGTGGCCTTGGCCGTTTTTGCCTTCATAGGTCTGGATATGCGGGTCACTCAGGACGGCGTAAATCTGCGAGCCTTTAAGCAGGTAAGGTGCGAGCGATTCGGCACGCTTGCCCCAGATGGCTGCGTCAATCCATTGCGATGGGCGCTTGCCATCGTCGCCTTTTTTGCCGTAGTTGTAGGCCAGCGACAATTGCGCCACAGCATCGCCGCGCGGTGTGTGACGGACTTCAGCGTCCCGGCCAATGCGAAAAACTCCAGTGATTTGAGCCATGATCTTCCTTTCAGTATGAACTCAGCGCGTCGTGCGCAGTTTGAATTGATTTGGCGGCTTTTGCCAGGTCTTGCTTGACCTCGCCTGCAATGGCTTTGGCCTTGATCTTCTTTTGCTGGACGTTTCCAAGCTGCTTTGTTGCTTCAACGCCATCTGCCGTGTCTGCGTCGATGTGGATGCCGCAAACGTAGCGAGCCACCACCAGGATGCGCACGGGCTTTGGGATGGCCGTTTCATTCTCGTAGCCACTGGCTGCGGCTTGCTTCACACCAATCGGCCCCCAAAATTCAGCCTGGCCCATGCCAAGTGATTTGCGCAGTGCTTTGACTGACTCGTTTGTGACTTCTTGCTCTGTCATTTGTTCCCCAGTTGATTTGATGCGCCATTGTAGCGTGATTTTTTTGCGCGGCGTGCAAATTATTTTGCGCGGATTGCTTGAAATCAGATTACAATAAAACCCGTGGCACAGTCGCCATGCAAACCGAAAGTAGATCATGCAGAAAATTGCATCAGCTTTGGTCAAGGCTCAGAAGGCTTTTGGCCCTGCGCTCAAGTCGTCAACCAACCCTCACTTCAAATCGCGCTATGCAGACCTGGCCGCCTGCGTTGAAGCTGTCGTTGATGCGCTCAACGAAAACGGCGTGATGCTCATGCAGCCAACCCATGAGTGCGAGCACGGCGTAACTGTTGAAACGCTGTTCATTCATGAGTCTGGCGAGACATTCAGCGCGGGCCGTTTGCACGTTCCAGCAGCCAAGCAAGACCCGCAAGGCTATGGCTCGGCATTGACGTATGCCCGCCGCTATTCGCTCATGTCTGCCTGCGGTATCGCGCCAGAAGACGATGATGGCAATGCGGCCAGCAAGCCACGCAAAAAGGAGACGCTGACAAATGCGCGATTTGCGCAAGCCATTGAGCGCATCAAGTCTGGGCAATACTCAACCGACAAACTGCGCGAAACATTTGCCCTGACAAGTGAGCAAGAGTCCATTTTGGTGGAGGCTCTCGCAAATGCTTGATCACAAAATCATTTTCCGCGCATCGTCGCTGGCCGACCTGATGACCGAGCCCAAAGCCAAAACAGAAACGCTGTCAGTCGGCGCAAAGACCGCCATCACCAAGCTGGCAAAAGAGGCGGTGTACGGGTACGACGAGCGTATCTCCAGCAAGCCCATGCAGAAGGGCATCCAGGTCGAGGATCAGTCCATCGAATTGCTCAACTCGGTTTTGTTCACCAGCTACACCAAGAACACCGAGCGCAAGACCAATGAATGGATCACCGGCGAGTGCGACATCTTCACCGGGTCAAAAATAATTGACATCAAGTCCTCGTGGTCGCTTGCCACGTTCCCGGCGCTTGCAGAGGATGGCGAAAACAAGACCTACACATGGCAGCTTGCGGCCTATATGTGGCTTTGGGATGTTGACAGCGCGGCCATTGCTTATTGCCTTGTCTCCACGCCAGAGGAATTGATCGGGTACGAGGATCGCCAACTCCACGTCATTGACCACATCACGCCCGAGTTGCGCGTCACCCTGCTGCATCAAGAGCGCGACAAGGCAATGGAGGCCAAGATTATCGAAAAGGTCGAGGCTGGCCGTGAATACTATCGCCAGGTCATTGAGCGCATCGCCAACGAGCATACTTTTTGAAAGCAAACATGAAACATCAAATCAAACACCGATTCACTGACGCTGTATTGTTTGAATGCGAGTTTCCAGACGACACTGCGTCAGGATTGCAAATGCGCCATGCGCTTGAAAAAGCCGTAAGCGCCCGGGCCAACCTCGCCGGGGCCTACCTCGCCGGGGCCGACCTCACCCGGGCCAACCTC